AGACGGCATACGAGATGTCTTAGGGTCTCGTGGGCTCGGAGATGTGTATAAGAGACAGCAATTAAACAAAGACCTGATTTAGCATTAGATATTAATAATATGGTAAGTTTAAGTTTTGAAGCACATGAGATTATAGAAGATAGAAATAGATTTAAATATAGAAAAAGAAAAAGAATTACGCAAGAAAGGTGGTAACTATGAAGCTAGAACATTTAATGCAGGCATATAAGATTAATGAAATAGAAGCGGAACTAAAAGAAGAAACCGAGGCAACAGACATAAATGGCAATAAAGAAAGAGCTGGAGTAATTAGCTTTGGCAACGGAATATCTGCAAGTTATTTGTTAGATGATGAAGAAATAGTAGTAGCAATGAAAATATTCTTTAATTGCCTGGCAAGAAATAGTTTTAAAGTTGATGCACAAATAAGTCATGTAATTAAAGTTATAACAGTTATGCAAAATACAATAATGTTATTATCTAATATACCTCAAAAAGAATGTAATATGATATTACAAAGTTTAGGATTATTTGACAATACATTTACACAAGGAAAACAAATACAACACTTAGAACATACTTACAAGATAGAAATAATAGATGGATTATTATGTTTAAGTATAAATGAAAAATAGGAAACCAATATAATTAAAGATAGAATATAAATATAAAGAAATTTAGAAGCGGAACACCCCCATCAAAATCTCGGACTAAAACGAGCTTAAGGAGAGCGGGTGTGTGGTCAAAACTGTTTAATTTTTTAAATTATATCACGTGAAAGGGGGTATAATATGGCGAACACTAAGGAAAATGATGAAATAAAACAAATAAGAGAAGATTTATTAAATCAATTAATAGAACAAAACAAATTTGGAAAACATTTTGAGAGTTTGGTTGAGGACTATATAAACTTTGAGAAGTTAAAAAGAAAAATGCAAGCAGATATTAATAAGAATGGGCTCCGAATAGAGGTTATGACTGGAAATGGATTCGTAACTGAGAAGAAAAATGACAATGTTTTAGATATTCTGAAAGTAAATGGCCAGCAACTAAAAATTTTACAAGATTTAGATTTAAAAGCTCCATCACAAACACCGAAAGAAGGTGGAGGAGATGATCTACTGTAAAGAAATAAATGAATATATAAAATTTGTTGAAGATAATCCAAATGAAACAGATGATGAAATTAAATTGTTAATTAAAAATATTGTAAAGCCAACATTGTCGAGAGATGATGTTTTTTTTGATGAAGAAACTTTCAAAAAAGCAATACTATATTGTGAAAAATGGTATTATAAATTATTTCCTTATCAAAAATTTGCTTATGCTTTATTTTTTATGTATGACAAGAACAATTTGGATATAGTTATCTTTCCAGACATCTTAATATTAATGGCTAGAGGGAATGGAAAAGATGGAATGATAATGCCATTAGCAAACTTTTTGCAGACTCATTATTATGGAATTAAGAATTATCACATTGATATTGTCGCAACGTCAGAAGAACAGGCCTTAAATTCATTTAATGTTGTTTACAACATGTTAGAAGACAATAAAGAAACAATGAGAAAATACTTCTATTGGAATAAGACAGAAGTAATTAATAAAACAACTCATTCTACATTAAGATACAACACGGCAAATGCTAAAACAAAAGATGGCAAGCAAACAGGAATGATTATATTTAATGAATATCATGCGTATGAAGATTATAAACAAATTAATGTATATAGCTCTGGATTAGGAAAAATTAAACATGCAAGAACCGTTACAATTACAACAAATGGACAGGTAAGGGAAGGCCCACTTGATGAAAAAATAGCTTTAGCAAACAATGTATTAAATGGTGAACAAAATTTTTTAGGATTATTGCCAATTATATACAAAATAAGGGACAAGAAAACAGTTGATGAACCAATGAAAAAATTTTTAGAAACTGGACAGAAAGAAGATATAGATATAACTGCTTGGGTCCAAGCTAATCCTAGTTTAAGATTTATGCCTGTTTTAGAAAATGAAATTATTAAAGATTATTTGAAAATGCAAAAGCAAAAATCATACAGAGTAGAATTTTATTCGAAAAGGATGAATTTGCCACAACAAGATAATGAAGAAACTGTTGTTGAGTGGGAGCTAATTTTGAAAGCATCTTATATTGATGAGGAAAAAGAAATTGAAAGACCAACAGGAGAAATAAAAGGAAGAACAGCAATAGTAGGAATTGACTTTGCATCATTAAATGACTTTGCAAGTGCAGGCTTTCTATTTAAAAGAGATGGAGAATATATTTGGAGACAAAGAACTTGGATTTGTTCTAAAAATAAATTCTATAATGATATTAAATTTCCTTTCCAAAATATTGGACAGGATGGATTTAATGATTTTGAAATAACAAACAAAGAAAGTATAGACGCAAGAGAAATGATAATGTGGATTTTATCAGAAATGAGTAAATATAATGTTAAAAAAATTGTATTAGATACATATAGATACAAATTATTAGAACAAATTTTTAAAGAAATGGGGGTATCAGTGGAAACAAAAGATAATCCTTATGGATTGGTAAGAATGATAAGATATCCTGCAAGTATTGCAGCAATAGTTGCTCCTCGTATTGAAGTTGCTTTTGCAGAAGGTAAAATAAATATAGGAAATAGCTCAATTATGAGGTGGGCGATAAATAATACTTGTGTAAAAACAGGAAAAGATGGAAACAAAAAATATGAAAAAATAGAACCCAAATTAAGGAAGAATGATCCTTTTATGGCTTTTGTGGCAGCAATGAGTGTTCAGGAACTTTTAGATGAAGAAATTATTTATGTTTAGGTGGTGAAGCAATGTTTCTAGATAAAATATTTAAAAATGACAAAGGAGAATATGTAGATATATTAGATGTACTGTTTGGAAAAAACGATTTAGAAAATTATATATATACAATAGCAGAGGCTCATGCAATAGATTTAATAGCAAGCACTATTGCTAAAACAGAGATACAAACTTTTGAAATGCAAAAAAATAAAATTGAAGAAAGTAGAGGAAATTTGTATTGGACCTTAAATATACAGCCTAATTTTAATGAAAATGGAACAAGTTTTTTATATAAATTAGTTTGTAAATTGTTAGTTGATAGTTCAGCACTTGTTTTAATAAATGGCTCTAACAACGAGTATTTATATGTTGCAGATAGATTTAATATTAGCGATAAGGTTCTAAAGGAAAAAGTATTTACAGATATAATGATATCAGATGCAGAAGGAAATTCTATAAGTGCTACAAAGAAATACACAACAGATAACACTATTTACTTTTGTCTAAACAATAATTTGCTAAGAACAGCAGGTGAAAATTTTAAACGAAATACAGGAAAAATACTGAAAGCAGCACAAGGTAGCTTTATAAAAGCAAATACAGGAAAATGGAAATTGAAAAAGCCTGGTGGACAACCAATGTTAATGGATGCAGCAACTGGACAACAATTAGATTTGAAAGATTATAAAGAAAGAATAACAGATGGGTTATTTAAAGAAGATGATGCAGTTATATTGCTATCTGAAATGTTCGATTTAACAAATTTGAATCAAAACAAGGAAAAAAATCTAACGGATTTTGAAAATACATTCTTGAGAATAAGCAAAACAGTAGCTCAAAAATGGAAAATCCCATTTGATGTTTTTTTTGGCGATTTTACAGACAAATCAAATGGCTTGAATAATTTTATAACTTTTGCAGTGGATTTGTATTATGAACTAATAGAAGACGGTTTCAATATATCTCTTGTAGGCAAACAAAGTTATTTAAAAGGTGAATATGTAAAATTTGACAGAAGTACAATTTCTCATAGAGATGTTTTAGATTGCGGAACTGGCATTGATAAACTGACAGCAAATAAATTTAGCAGAAATGAAATAAATAAGTTTTTAAGATTACCTTATATAGATGAGGAGTGGGCAAATGAACACGCCCTTACAAAAAATTATGAAAATGTGAAGGGAGGTGCAGGAAGTGAAGAATAAATTTTACAGTTTTAAAAAAGAAAGCGAGAATAGTGCAAGTGTTTATATTTATGGAGATATAACATCTTATGAATGGTTTGAAAATGATGTTTCGGCTTGGGGGTTTAAAAAAGAACTTGAGGAACTGGGAGAAATGTCAGAATTAAATGTTCATATAAATTCTTGTGGAGGGGAAACATTTCAAGCTTTAGCAATTTATAATTTATTAAAGAGCTTAAAAGCACAAATTAATGTATATATAGATGGAATTGCTGCTTCATCAGCATCTATTATTGCTATGGCTGGAAATAAAGTATATATGCCAAAAACATCATTAATGATGATACATAATTGCTGGACTTATGTTCTAGGAAATGCAGAGGAATTAAGAAAAACTGCAGATGATATGGACAAAGTTAAAGAGGCTTATAAAGCAGCATATTTGTCTAAAATTAAAATTACAGAAGAAGAACTAGAAAAATTATTGTCTGATGAAACTTATTTGACAGCCCAAGAATGTTTAGACAAGGGATTTGCAGATGAATTAATAGAAACAGAAGAAGATAATACCATCAATCAATATGCTAATAAAGCTATATTCAATCTTGTTAATAAAATAAAGAAACAAGATAAAAAACAAAAAGTTGAACTTAATGAAGAAACAATAAAAGAAATATCAGAAAATGTTGCTAATAGCATAGTTCAAAGCCTAACTAAAGAAGGCGAAAAAACTAAAGAGCTATTAGATACACGTCAAGAAAAACCGATTAAAGAAGATGCATGGGCATCTTTTTTTAATACAAAAAATTAAAAAAAGGTAGGTAAAAAATTATGAAAATTAATGAAACAAAAATGAAACAAGCTAGAGAAGATGCTTTAAAAATTCTTCAAGAAACAGAGGACAAATCACAAGCAGTTATTGAAGCTATGGACAAAATTGTGTCAGTTCAATATGAAGATTTAATATCAGAAATTCAAGAACAAGCAAACAAAGCAGAAAGTGATGCTAATTATGCAAAAACATTAGGCTTAAGAAAATTATCAAAAGAAGAAAAAGATTTTTATACAGCTTTAAAAGATGTAAAACAAGCAATAACAGCTAAACAAATTGATATACTTCCAACCTCAATCATTGATGTGACAATGGAAGACGTTAAAAAAGATAGCGGAATATTATCAGACGTAAACTTTGCTCCAGCAGATGTTAAAAAATGGATTGTCGCAGAAAAAAGCGGTACGTATGCATGGGGTGCACTAACTGACAGCATTACTGGAGAATTAAGTGCAGAATTTGAAACATTAAATATGGATGTAAACAAACTTTCAGTTTATTTAGTAATACCAAAAGGAATCAGCGACTTATCGTTGCCATTTGTAGATAAATATTTTACAGCTATACTAAAAGAAGCTTTAAATGATGGATTAGAATATGGATATTTACAAGGAAATGGGGTTAAACAACCTATAGGAATTTATAAACAAATTTCTGCAGCAAATTCAGATAAAACACAAAAAGATAAAACAGTTAATACAACATTAACTAACTTTACTCCAAAGGGACTAGCACCTGCAAAAAAATACTTATCAAGAAATGGTAAAAGGACATTTGATAAATTAGTTTTAATTTGCCATCCAAACGATGAAGCAGATTATGTTGCACCTGCAATATATGATGCTGAAGGAAGAATGATAAGCTCATACAAAAACCTTATTGTTAAAAGCTCTGCCAATAATCCAGAAGGAAAAGCAGCATTAGTAATTCCTAAAAAATACACAATGGGATTAACAAACTTTGGAATAAAAAATTATGAAGAAGTAAAAGCACTAGATGATGCTGATGTTGTTATAGGAAAAGGATATGCAAATGGTAGGGCAACAGATGATAACACAGCTTTTGTTTTTGATGTAACAAAATTGGAGGAATATGTTGCTCCTGTAAAAGTTATTGGAACTGTAGAAACAAGTGTAAAGGGAACAGTAACAACAAATACTGAAACAGCAGGAGCTTAGATATAAGCTCCTGAATATAAATAGGAGGAATAAAAAGATGGTTTATAAAGTAATTGAGAAATTTAAAGATCTAAAAGACAATGACCATATTTATGAGGTGAATGACATTTATCCTAGAAAAGATATTAAACTTGAAGACATACCTCAAAAAAGAATTAAAGAATTGACAACTACGAAAAATAAAATAGGCAAAATTCTAATTGAAGAAATTGAAGAGAAATCTGCCCTAAAATAGAAGAATAGAGAGGTGTATAATGAACAATACACAGATTGAAAAATTAATTAAGGAAATTAGAACAGAGCAACATGTTTCGCCAAATGAAGAAGATGAGGTTATAGAAAAGCTAATAAAAGAAGCTGAATTTGATATTAATAGCAAATCTGGAGCTAAAATTGATTATGATGCAGACTTAACAGCAAGAGGCTTGTTAAAGAATTATGCAATGTATAGAAGATTTGGCAGAATTGCTGAATTTAAACAGTTATACGCAGGAGATTATGCTGACTTACAAGCAAAATATTACAAGCCTTCCGACATATAATGATGGAAAACTTAAGCTCTTTGCTATAAAACAAACCCAAAATACTTGTCCTGTTGAATATTTAAAAAATATGAAAAAGGAAGTATGGTTTGAAGAATTATCAATATCAGACAAACTTCGTTTTGAAAGCGAAGAAAGAAAAAGAAAGCTCTCTTTAAAAATTAGAATACCTCAAATGAAAGAAATAACCTCTTTAAATGTTGTAAAAATAGGCAATGAATATCACAAAGTTTTTAATGCCTATCACTTTACTAATAATGATGGATTTAAGCAGACAGATTTAACACTTGAGGAATATCCAAGAGTAAAATTGGAGGAAGATTTATGACAAAAAAAGAATTAGTTGAATTACTAGAAAAATTAAAGATACCTATAAAAGAAGGAACGCCGACCGATGAAATTATGGAAGACGAAGTTAGAGTTTGTTTTTGGGATTATTATTGGGAAGACCAAACGGCAAGTGGAAAAGATTATAACACTGTAGTTACTTATCAGATTTCTATAATAGCTGACAGACCAAGACATACGAAACTTTTGGAACTAAAGCATTTATTGAATGATATAGAGCTATTTCCTGCGATACAACACGAATATGATCCAGAAACAAGGCGTTGGCATTCATTTTTCTCACTAGAGGTATTAGAAAATGTCTAATGAAGTTTATGGATACAGTGGATTTGAGGCAATGTCTGAAATTTTGGAAAAATATATAGATGGTGCAGACAATGCAGTAGATGTATTAGAGACAGGTGCTAAAGAATTTGTTGGTGATTTGTTAAAACTTCCTAAACCAATTTCAAAAATTAGAAAATCAGGCTACACACACTTAATTAAGTGCTTTGCATATAAAAAGAAAAACAAAGAAGTAGAGGCAGGATGGGGCAAATATTATGGCCCAATACTTGAGCATGGAAGTGTAAAAATGAATGCTCAAGAACATCTATTCCCAGTATGGGATAGAAACAAAGAAAAGTATTATAAAAAAATGTTTACCAAGTTAGGAATAAAAGCTTGGTAATTTTTTATTAAAGGAGGATTTTAAAATGGCAATTAATACAAAAAAACCTATGGTAAAAGAAACAGTAGGTGCATTATACTATGCATTCAATACACCAGATGATTCTGGCAATTTCACAACAACATATGAAGCAAATGTCACAAAAAGTAATGTAGTAAAAAATATAGGAACTACAGAAAACTCTGAGGTAGCTGTGGTTAGAGCTTCAGGACAAGACTATACAACAGTAAATCAAAACGAAAGTATAGAGATGGCAGTAGAAGTAGTTGCTTTTGACCCAGAAGATTTAGCAAAAATGAGAGGAGATGTTATAGGTACAACAGGATTAAACCGTTCTGGAAGAACAGCCACAAGACCTTTCTTTGCATTTGGAAAAGTTGTAAAAAAACTAGAAGGAAAATTTGAATTAGCTTGGTACCCTAAATGCCAATTAGTAGAAAATACAGATGATATCGCAACAAAAGAAGAGAGCTTTTCAGAGCAAAATGATACAGTAACTATAAAAGCTTATGCATATAATGACTTAGGAGATAAAAAAACATATGTAAACAATGAAATGTCAAAATTCCCAGAAGGATTAACAGAAGAACTATTCTTTGCAAAGCCAATCCTAGACGATGCAGGATTAGCTGCAGCAATTACACCAGGAACTTAAAAAAAACAAGGCTCTAAAATTGATTTAGAGCCTTTTCTAAAATTATTTAATATAAGAATATAGGAGAAAAATATGGAAATAGAATTAAAAAATGGAGAAAACCTAACTTTAGAAGTAACACCACTTTTATTAGAATATATCGAAGATTATGAAGGTGGAATTGAACAATTAAAAAAAGATGCACAAGGTAATAAAGATAAAAATGGTTATACAAAATCAATGTATGCGACAAATCATATTTTATATTCAATTATAGCATCTAATTATGATGAACCATTAACATATAGACAAGCGGTGAGACTTGTGAGATTAGAAGATGTAGAGCCAATAGTTGATTTTGTGATAAAAAACACACCAGAAGTTTCTAAAACAAGTAATATAAATAATTCTAAACATCGTTTGTAGAAAAATGTCGAAAATTGCGACACATTTTTCTTGTGATATTTTGTAGAATAATGTAAAATATTCTCAAGGGAGGGAGTCGATGAAAGAATTAATTAAAAAATGGTGGTTTTGGATAATTATATTAATTATTATTATTACGATTAGTTTTACAGGAATAATGTGTATGGCGTTTAATGTAATAAAAGGAGAAGTTGCAGATTTAGCAAAAGAAATTCAAAATATATATCCTGATGCAACACTATATTCTTCCGCAGGGAGAAATACTTTGGTATTAGAATTATTAAATTATGATAATGAGAGAGATGCTACTAAACAAGAAGAAATTATTAATATAATAAAATCAAAAAAAGGTAATGGAGAATTAGAAGAATTTACAAAAATCATAACTCTAACTTTTATCAATAGTGGTGGAAAATCAAATGCATTGTTAAGTAAAACAACAATAAATTTAAAAGAATTTACAATAGAGAGTCAAGAATCATATATTTTATATAAAGAATATGAAGAATTATTTAATAAATATAGCAATGCTATGGAAGGATATACAAATTTATTTAATTCAATATATTAGAATAATATTTTTATTAGGCACTAGAATTAACTAGTGCTTTTATTATGCTTAAAAAAGAGGTGAAAAAAAGTGGGAAGTAATGATTTAAAAAGAGTAGGGCTTATATTTACAGAAGAAGGAGCAAAAGATTTTAAGAAAACTCTTCAAGATATAAATATAGAAATGAACAAGAATTATAATCAATTTAAGCTAACACAATCACAATGGGATAATTCTACTAAATCAACAGAGAAATTAAAAGCACAACAAGAATATTTAACAAATGCTTATGAGATTCAGTCAGATAAAGTAAATGTTTTAAAAATGCAATTAGCTGATTTAGAAAATGCAGAAAATAAAAATACAACAGCTATAAAAAAGAAACAAAATGAATTAACTAATGCAGAAATTAAATTAAAAAATTATGAGAGTAAATTAAAAGATGTTCAAACACAACTTACAAATACAGGTAAAAAACTTGAAGAATGGGGAGAAAAAGTTGAAAAATCAGGAAAGAAAATAGAAAACGCAGGCAAGAAGTTGTCTGCGTTTTCTGCTGCAAGTATATCAGCCTTAACTTTAAGTGCTAAGAGTGCAATAGATTTTGAAGATGCTTTTGCAGGAGTAGAAAAGACAGTTGATGGAACGAAAGAACAGATGGAAGAGTTAAAACAGGGCATTAGGGACATGGCAAAAGAAATACCTTCTTCTACAACAGAAATATCAGCAGTAGCAGAAGCGGCAGGACAATTAGGAATAAAAACTGAAGATATTTTATCATTTACAAGAGTAATGATTGACTTGGGAAATTCTACTAATTTATCTGCTGAAGAAGCGGCATTATCTTTAGCAAAATTTGCAAATATAACAAAAATGTCTGCAAAAGATTATGACAAGTTAGGAGCTACTATCGTTGATTTAGGAAACAATTTTAAAACAACAGAAGCGGATATAGTAGCTATGGCACAAAATTTAGCTTCAGCAGGTACTCAGGTAGGAATGTCACAATCAGATATTTTATCTTTAGCAACAGCTTTAAGCTCTGTAGGATTAGAAGCACAAGCAGGAGGGACAGCTTTTAGCAAGGCGTTAATTAACATGCAATTAGCTGTTGAAACGAATAGTAAAAGCTTAAAAGATTGGGCAGATGTTGCAGGAATGAGTGTTGATGATTTTTCAAAATTATTCAAAGAAGATGCTACAAAAGCATTGCAGGCATTTATAGAAGGACTTTCAAAATGTGGTGGAGAAACAAAATCAGCAATAAAAGTTTTGGATGATATGGGAATTACTGAAACAAGAATGAGAGATGCTTTATTAAGATCTGCAAATGCTAGCGAAACTTTTACAGATGCAATTAAAACAGGAAACAAGGCCTGGCAAGATAATACAGCTTTAACAAATGAAGCAAATAAAAGATATGCCACTCTAAAAAGCAAAATAAAAATGGCAATTAGTAAATTAAAAGATATAGCTATTACGCTAGGAGACAAACTGATGCCAAGCATTGAAAAAGTAATAGAAGGACTTGGAAAATGGATTGATAAGTTTAGTACATTGTCAGATAAACAAGTAGATATGATAGTAAAAATAGGACTTATTGTTGCGGCAATAGGACCTTTGGTTACGATAATTGGAAAAGTAACATCAGTAATAGGTGGAACAATAAAAGGAATAGGAACTTTTACTCAAGCAATAGGAGTAGCAAGAGGCAAAATAACATCTACATCTGAAGCAGTTAATGGATTGGCAAAAGTGTTTACTGTAGTAACGAGCCCAGTGGGATTAGCATGTACAGCAATAGGATTAGCTGTTGCGGGAATTGCTATCGCTGTTAATGAAAGTCAAAAGAAAACTAAGGAAGCTTTCGAAAATATGAGCGAAGGGGTATCAGATTTTTATAATGGTTTAAAGAGTGCGGAGGGATATTTAGACAGTTTTAATACAACGATGTTTGCAACTAATGAAGAACAACAAAAATTACAAACGCAAATGGATGAAGTACAAAAAGGAATAACTGATATTTGCAAAACTGCATCAGATGAACGTAGAGGGTATACGCAAGAAGAAATAACTCAATTAGATGAATATTTTAAAAAATTGAGAGAGCTAAAGGACAGAGAGATACAAATTCAACAACAAATTGCAGGAGCTATAACTCAACAAGCAGTAACAAATGCAGAAACTTTTCAAGGCAGTTTAGATGAGTACAAAGTACAATCACAAGAATGGATTGCAACAGCACAAAAACAGTCAGAACAAACAAAACAACTTATAGAGCAAGGAACAATAGAAGAAGTTGCTTTATTAAATCAAAGATATGGAGAACAAGCAACAATGCAAAATGGGGCTTATGCTACTGAATATAATAATATAATGGCACAAAAACAAGCAAAAATAGATGTAGCAAATGAAGAAGTAGCAAAGATTAGTGAAGCATATGCAAATGGATATTTAGAAAGAGCAAGTCAAAATGATGGGTTTTATACTAAATTACAGGAATACAATAAAAAGATAGAAGAAGAAAACAATAGACATAACGATGTGATTCAAAATATTGAAGATGGAAATTTTAATAAAATATTAGGAATAAAAAAAAGTAAAGAAAGTGAAGCATGGAAACATTACGAAAACCAAAAAAAGATTTGGGAAGAAATGTACAAGAATATGTCTGAAGAGCAGGCAAAAGAACTTGGTGTTTGGTTGGAGCAAGTGGCACAGACAGAAATGTATGGTGGAAAAATTAGTGATGAAACTCAAAAAATGGTTAATTTTATCATGGACAGTTATGATAACATGCCAGATGATACTAAAAAAGTAATGAAGCGAACTATGGAAGGTATGCTAAATGGTATGAAAGATGAGGAACCATCATTATTTGCAAAAGCGAAAGGAATTGCAGATGGAATATTGAACCGATTAAGAAAAGCTTTTGATATTCATTCTCCGTCAAGGAAAACAAGAGCAATATTTAAAAATGTGATGAAGCGGAATGGAAAAAGGAATAGAAACAGAAGAAAGTAATTTATACAAGCAAACGGATAAAGTAGCTGAGCATGTATTGGACTCTCTGGATTCAATTAATTCTGATGTTAATCTTAAATTCAAACGTACTGGAGATCTTAGCGCAAATATAGACTATAATAAATTATTTAATATATTGTATTCTGCTTTCATTAAAGCGTTAAATTCTTGTAAATTAACATTAGATGAAGATGGTTTTGCAAGGATAGTTAAAAATGAATTATACGAGGTGCTATAATGTTTAAATTTAAAGGAATATCAAATACAGATATGCAAGTTGTAATTGAAGAAGAAGAACATTTCTTAGCTAAAGCTTCACAGAAATATGAAGTTACAGAAATAGAAGGAAGAGATGGTGCTATTTTTGATGAATTAGGTTATTCTTATATTGAAAGACCTATTTATGTGCAATGTTTGAATCCTAACAAACTTGATGATATCCTTGCGTGGCTAGATGGTGAGGGAGAGTTAGAATATAAAGGAAGAAAAACGAAAGCAAGATTTTATGCGGAATTAGAACCAAAAAGGACTGCAGGAATCAAAATTATTGATACTAACTTTATCAGAGCTCCATTTTGGGAGAAAGCTGATGATAATTATATAGTAGTTACAAATAATGTTCAAAACGAAGGAAATAAAACAAGCAGACCTATAATAAGAATTGAAAAAGGTTCAAGTGATAGTATTGAATTAACTTTAGGTGGTGTTAGGTTTAAATATACGTTTAGCGAAAATGATACTTATGTAGAAATAGATTGTGAAGAAAAAACAGTTGTATACGAAGGCCTTAATAGAAGCAGAAATCTTGAAATAGGATACAAATACCCAAAATTAGAAGTAGGAAACAATGCAATCGTAATACATAGTGGCTCAGCTACTGTCAAAATAAAAAGAAAGGACAGATGGCTATGATTAAAATATTTAATGCAACTGATACTGATTTTAAAACAGCAGGAAACATTATTATTAATCCTTTACATTGTCATGAAATTAAGAAAAAGTCTTTAAATGGATGGTATATTGAAGTAGAAATCCCAATTAAATATAAAGAGTATATAGAAGCCGATAAGCTATGTGTAGTAAAAACAAAATCTAAATTAAAACCACAAGCATTCAGAATAAATGATAGCATAACATATACGAATAGAAAAATAAAATTCACAGCTGAACATGTAATGTTTGATAGTAGAAGATATGTACTTTTAGATGTAAGACCAACTAATTTAAATGGCCAGAATGGGTTAAAATATGTTAATGAAAGGACTGATAAAACCAGTCCTTTTTCTATTGACTCAAATGTTGAAAACGTAAATACAGCATATTTCATAAGAAAGACTTTATTAGAATCTTGGCAAGTATTTGAAGAACGATGGGGAGGAGTATTTGAAGCAGACAACTGGGATATTAGTTTTAAACAAAGCATAGGAAAAGATAATGGCGAAACTATTGTTTACGGTAAAAATATGCAGGGATTCGAGATCTTTGAGGACTGGTCTAATGTATGCACAAAAATTTTACCAGTTGGATATGATGGACTTTTATTGCCTGAAATATATTTAGAAAGCGAAACACAATACGAAATATCGTATACAAAAATAGTAGATTTTCAAACAGATTTAGAAGCAGAAGAACAAACAGAAACTAATTTATTGTTAGAGTTAAGAAACAATGCAAGCAAATATTTAGAAGAAAATTGTGTTCCTAAAGTTAGTTATACAGTAAATTCAAATGTAAATAATGATTTAGAAATTGAGGACACAATAAAAGTTTTACATCCTTTTGTAAATATTTTTACAGAGGTTTTAGAGTATGAATATGATTTGATTTCTGAAAAAGTGAAGTCATTGACTTTTGGAAATTATACAAGAGATGTCAAAACAAAATTTAACAATATAAAAAATACTATTGAAACAATTAAACAAACAGTATCAAAACAAGAGATAACTATAAAAGAACAAACAAATTTGATTAATTCTCTAAATAAAAATGGATATGTTTATATAGATGATAATGAAATTTTAATACTTGATCAATTGCCAAAAGAGAAAGCAAAAAATGTATGGAGATTTGGACTAGGCGGTATAGGATTCAGTTCAAAAGGATATGAAGGACCATTTGAAACAGCAATAACAATGGATGGGCAAATAAATGCTAAATTTATTACAACAGGGACAATGGCTGTAGCAAGAATAGAGGGTTTGGCTAACTTTATAACTGAAACGAGTTCGTCAATAACCAAAATTGAATTAGAACAAGGAAGAATAACCAGTAAAGTATCATCAGTAGAGCAATCAGTAGAGAACATAACAAAAATAAAAGGTACAGCAGAAGGAAAGAACATATATATAGATGATGCATCTGCGGAACCATTAATAGATATAATGCTAGAGGGCGAGAGCCACCAAGTAACGAGAAGTGGGAAGAATCATTTTGATGCAAGTCAAATACCTTCTTCAACTAATATTGTAGTAAGCGATAACGGTAAAACAATAACAATGCCTATTGCAACAAGTGGAGTTGGTTATATATCTACAACAAAGAAATTAAGCGAATTATGTCCTAAACTTAAAGTTGGAGATACAGCAACACTAAGATTCAACAGGAACTTAGGAACTACAAAAAACATGTTCATTTACTTAAATGTAGTAAATTTGACGTGGGGCATAAATAACCCAAAAGCAATAACGCAAGAAATGTTAGACAGCTATGTAGCTCTGTATGCAAACAGATATGACGATGGAGAAACAGGACAGTGCATATTAACAGATTTCAGCATAATGTTGTCTAGCGAAACAGATACATCTTGGGAGCAATACGGAGCAAGCCCTAGCCTAGATTATCGAAGCAAAATAGAGAATTTGGAGGGAGAAAATATTTGTCCTTCTTTGAATACAACAAGAACAATAAATGGAGTAACGTTTACAAAAAACAAAGACGGTTCAACAACAATGAATGGAACTGCAACAGCAGAAACAACGTACCCAATTAACGTAAATACTACTACGAATACAAGAACAGTATTGTTGAAAGCAAATTCAAAATACAGAATGTTATCAAATTATGAGAGCGGAAAATATACAACGCAGGTATTCTATTTAAAAAATAATGTTATGACATATTCCTCTTCTTTGATAGAAACAGTAGAAGAAACAAAAGCTGGTATGTATATTAGAGTATATAAAGATGCGGTATTAGAGAATGTAACAATATATCCACAAATTACAAAAGGCGAAGAATATAAACCGTATGTACCATATAATTCACTTGAATTTAAGGATGAGGGGGAGAATTTATATAACGATAATATTGATAATTATAATAAACCAATAGATTATTGGATTTGCCCTGTTGCATTAGAACAAGGAGAAACTTATAAACTTTCTGGAAAATTAAAAGGAACTAAAATGACAGGTTGTGTCGTTGCAGTTGTTCCTTATGGAAACAGTTATAGTGAGTTCAAAGATGTTGTCTACCGTTATACAGCATTAAATACATCAGGAGTTGTATCTAACAGAACGATAACAGTAGATTCTAGTTTTACTTCTCCCAAGTTAGTTATATATGCAAACAATAAAGAAATCTTTAAAAGTTTATTTGAAAATTATGAAATTCAATTAAACAAAGGCACAGTAGCGAAACCTTACGAACCACATAAACAACAAACAGAATACTTCCCTCTATCAGAAGGTCAAAAGCTGATGAAAAAATCTTATTTGGTAGATGACGGAATACATCATAAGAGAGAACAGTATGTTTTCAAAGGGACAGAACCATTTTATTTAGGAGGTAGACAACACGAAAATTGTGCAACTTTTTATGTATTTAATGCAGGTATTATCAAAAAGCAAAACAATTATAGAACCGAGGCGATGTGTAGCCATTTTGTATATGACAGTCTAGCATATACAGAAAGAAGAGATATAGAGTGTATTACAGATAATACAGGTGCCCCTTATGGACTTATAATTTTTCAAATCTTAAAAACTAGATTGACTTCAATTGATGTAACAGGTTTTAAAGCGTACTTATCAGAACAATACGCAAATGGCACACCAGTAATTGTAGAATACGAGCTAGCCGAAGAAGAAATAGTACCTTACACAGAAACACAGCAAGAAGCGTGGGAGAAATTAAGGCATTTTACATTATTTAAAGGTATTAACAATATAACAAGTACAGCAAATGCTAAAATCACATATGTTAGAGATAATGGGTTAAGCGACACATACGAAACCAAACGAAACGTAAAAGAAAATCACTACACAAAAAGTGAAACAGACTCGCAAATAAGTCAAACAGCAGACTCAATCAAAGAGTCAGTCAAAGCAATAAACGAACAAACACAAGAAAAGCTTGCAACATTGGAACTAGCCAATCAAAGTTTAAAATTTGCAACTAGAAGAGTAGGCGGAAACAATCTAATCAGAAATAGTGCAATGATTAATGATAATAATTTTTGGTTAGCACACGCTAAATATCCATATCAAGAGTCAGATACACCACCTGACAGTCCTACTGAAGGAGCATACTGGTATTGTACTGCCAATAGTGGAAGTTACATAGAAAATCAAATGTATGTGTACAACAGTGGTTGGCAAGCATCAGAGCTGTCAAGAAAATCATTATTGAGTGCTCAAAACTACTTCGCTTATACAACTTCTAACGAATATTGGGCAAACGGTAAAAATGCTAATGAAAATACAGTGAGTGGACGAGTTATTAAGCTTGATGGAAGACAAGACTATACAGTATCACATATATTCAATATCACAGAACCTATTACACTAAATCAAAATGAAAACAAAATTGCAATATCATACTTCATAAAAAACAGTATAGTACAAGGAAATGCCTGCGTAGGACTGATGTTCCTTAATGAGGCAGATTTTACATATACAGAAAAGCCTTTCTCGTTGTATGAGCCTGGTATTATGCTGACACCAGACGACCTAAAAGATTTAACTAAAATAGAGCAAATAATAGAAATACCTAAAAAATCAGATTTTATACCTGTAGTTGTAAGTAACACAGCACCTGCAGATACAACAAAAAATTGGTTGGATACAACGATATATTTACCAAAAAAATATAACTCTCAAACATCAGCGTGGGAAATATTAGATACAAAAATGTCATTGTATAATGAGAGTTCAAGAGAAGTTTGGACTTATAGATATTTCTATGGGTTCTATTATCAAACACCAATAATATACGATACAGCAGAAATTAAGAGTTGTTACGTGGCATTAACATTTTATCCTGCATTTGCAGTCTATACAGGAAATACAGAGCCTACACCTTACAAAGGGTTATATTGGAATAATAAAACAACAAATCTAGTTAAGAGAGCAAAATACAATGATACCACCTTTGTAGAGTGGGAAACACTCGATATTCCAAGTAGTTTATTGCCGACTGGTGCAAGTTTAGGGGTTGAGCTATTTGATTACATAGTGCCAATTAAAGGATTCGTCGAAATTGCTGATTTAAAGCTTGAATATAACACTATGTGTACTCAATGGACTCAATTTCCTGGGGAAGTTTATGGCAAGAATTATAAAATGGACGAAAAAGGATTCTGGATTCAAGCAAATCAAAACACTATGTTTATAGATGAGGACGAAATCCTAGCAACATATAAAGGAATAAATATATTCCAAATTAATAAAGATTTAGCATATTTCTACAAAATACAAGCTACAGAGAGTATAGAAATAGGAAACTATTTCTTGAAAACTCAACAAATTAATTCAAAGAATATGCTGTTACTTTATTAGAAAGGAGAGCATATGGCAGTATCAAGTAATATATCAATAACACAAAACTCACAGAATATAGCAAACAATAAAAGTAATATAACTGTTAGAGTACAAGTAACAACGACAGGAGGCTCGTATAATGGATATTCTAAACCAGGTACTTGCACAATAGACGGAACAACATACGATTTTAGTCATAATATACCTCAAAATTCAACTACAACAATTTTTGAGAAAACATTAGATGTAACACACAATAATCAAGGAGAGAAAACCGTTTATGCTAGTTTCTCGTTTCAAACAGGTATATCAGCAGGAACAATAACTGGGTCAACATCCAAAAAATTAACGACAATTCCTAGAACTTCCGAAGTAAGTTTAAGTAAAAAGAATTTCAACATTGGCGAAACTATAACAATATATACTAACCGCAAAAGTGCTAGTTTCACGCATACAGCAGTTATCAAATTCAATGGACAAACAGTTAGAACACAAACAGGGATAGATGCTTCATATAGTTGGAATACAAATGAATTATTTGCTAAAATTCCAAATCAAAATCAGGCTAATGGTACAGTGGAACTTACAACTTATAGTGGTGGTACTAGAATAGGAACAAGTACAGTTGTTGATTTTACAGGTCATGTAGTAAATAGCGACCCCGTATTTAATAATTTTGATTGCGAAGATACTAATCCAATAACTAAAGCTTTAACTGGAAGTAATCAAAAGTACATACGAAAGTATAGTAATTTAAAGGTAACAATAACAAGTGCAAATAAGATGACTACCAAGAACGGTGCTACACCTAAATATTACAATATTGTGGTTGGCAACAAAATCGAAAAATTAGATTATTCAACATCAGAAATTTCAAAAACTATAAATAATATGGACGACAATACAGTAACAGTTTTTGCCGTTGATAGCAGAGGAAACCAAAAAGACAAAACAAAAGCATTAGATATTGTTGAATATTCCGAAACTGTTTTACAAACCGTTAAGATTGAAAGAAAAGAAGGTGTGGGGGAAACAGTCTTAATAAGTTTATTTGGCAAATATGCAAATATTAATTTTGGAGCAAAAGCCAACACAGTCAAAAGCATTCAATTTCGAAAAAAGAGCAAGACTGAGACTGAATTTGAAAGCTGGCTTGAAATAAAGCAATTGGTTACAATAAACACTGAAAACGGCACATTTAGCTGTGACTCAAAAGAAATTACAGGACAAACTTTCACTCTAGGTACAGAGTATGATATAGAAGTTCAAGTTAAAGATGAATTGAGTTCAGACACAGAACCAGTATCTCTTAATAGCGGAAAAGTGCTACTTTCAGCACTAAAGAATAAAGGAATTAGTATTGGGGGAATTTATAATGAAAAATTAGGAGGACCATTACAACTAGACAAGAAGAACGTTATAGATTGGATAAATGGTAAGCAGGATAAACAAAAACATATTCTAAAAGCTATTCTTGATACTGATAATACAACGATAACATCTTCTAAAGACTACGACTCTGTATTAGTATCTCTAAAACAATACATTAAGATGGGAAACAAATTAAGTTTTAGTAATGGAAAAATCGTTATTGGTTCGGGTGTAAATTATATTAGAATATCTGCTCAAGTTATGATGTCATATATTCCAAGTTCTTTAAGAATAATGGGATTAGCAGTTTATATAACGAATAGTCAAGTTTATACAAATTATGGAATCAGAACTTCATCGGATTTTCTAACATATAATGCACCAGGAATGATATTCCCTGCTAAAGCAGGAGACACAGTATCAGTTCACGTATATATTGAACCATCAGGAACAAGTGTCAAGCTAAGAAAATACTCACAAAGCACTTTCCTACAAGTTGAAGTAATAGAGTAGGAGGTGAGAAGATGCAAGATAATATAATAATGTTATTTCTAGGTTTTATTACAACTATGATTCCGATATTTACGGTAATTGTAAAACTAAACAATACAATAACAAAATTAAATGTTACAATTCAGGTTCTATCGGACCAAATGCATAAAGGCCAAGAAGATAGAACCAAGATACATAATCAGCTTAATAACCACGAAACAAGAATATCAATTTTGGAAAATGAAAGGAGGGAAAGATAAATGGATTTATCAGTATTAACACAATATTTAAGTATAGTAGTTGTTGGAATATGCCTTTGTGTAGGTTTTGTTATAAAAAATAGTCTTGATTTTATACCAAACAAGTACATACCATTAATCATGCTAATATTAGGTTTAGCAATTAATGTATTAATGAACCTAAATGGGATAAATGCAGAAGTAATACTAACGGGAATGTTTAGTGGACTAGCTTCTACAGGTCTATACGAAATGTTTAAAAATTTAATATACAAGGAGGAAAAATAATGAAAATAATAGAAAATAATTTTAAGTTTGGTGCAATGGATATAAGAAATACAACAGAACAAATTGTATGCCACCATAGTGGAGTAACTGTTTTACAAAGTGTAGAAGTAATACATAATTATCATAAAAATACAAAAGGTTGGGCAGGAATTGGGTATCATTTTTATGTTAGAAAAGATGGTTCTATATATAGAGGACGTCCAGAGAATACAGTAGGTGCACATGCGGTAGGAGCAAACTACAATTCAATAGGTATTTGTTTTGAAGGAAACTTTTCAAAGGAAAAGATGTCAGAGGAACAATTGAATGCTGGTAAAGAGTTAATTGCATATTTAAAAGAAAAGTATAATATATCTAAAGTAGTAGGGCATAGAGATATAGACAACTCAGAATGTCCAGGGAATAATTTCCCAATGGATGAAATAAGGAGTGGCAAAGTTGGTTCTCCAAATAATTCAAAAGAAGAAATAGTAAAATCTTTACAAAGAGCGCTAAATCAAGATTACAATTGTGGACTAGAAATAGATGGAATAATAGGACCATTAACAACAAAAGCAGTAAACAACAATATGGTAAGAAACTTTACTGTAGGAGAATTTGCAAAATGGGTTCAAGAAAGACTAATCGCAAAAGGATATAGCTTAAACGAATTTGGAGTAGACGGCAGATATGGAGACGAAAGCGAGAAAAAAGTAAAGGAGTTCCAAGCAAATTGTGACATAGATGTTGATGGAATTGTAGGAATAAATACAGTTAATAGATTAATAGGGGGATAATATAGAAAAAGGCTAGACATTAAGTTGTCTAGCTATTTTTTTTTGCCATTTTGGAGTAATATAATTAGTCTAATTCAAAATAAAAAAGGCTTAAAAACGATTGTGACGCGTCGATTTTAAGATTGTTTTGACGAGTGATTATGTGTAGCAATGTATTGACAAATTTACAAATTACACATATAATTTAGTAAGACAATTTAAATAAGGAGGAATTTATATATGAATAGTGTAAACGAAAAGTTAGAAGAAATGACATCAAGAATATTAATCAACAACGATATGTATAATATTCCTGTAGATCCAGTTAAAATTGCCAAAACATATGATATAGAAGTATACGAAGGAGAACTAAACAATAAAATTGCAGGAGCAACAAGATATTCTAAAGAAAAGGGAACATTTGAAATCCTGGTAAATAAAAACGATCCAAAGACAAAGCAAAGATTTACAATAGCTGAAGAATTAGGATTTTATATATTGTACAAAGATAAAATAAAAGACGAAGAAATTCATATTAATCTAATAGACAAAGAAATTAATGAAGAAGAAAAAGAAGTAGAATATTTTGCAGGAGCTCTACTTATAAACAAAAAGCTATTAGAGAATGTGTACAATACCAATAGCACCATTCTAGAATTAGCAGAGACGTTCAAAGTATCGGTTTCTTCAATGACATTAAGACTTAATGTGCTAGGATTGTTATAGTGGGAAGTAATAAGAATAAAACGAATCCTGCAATAGACAAAACAAAAGAGGATTTATTAAGAATATTTAATTCAAAAAACAAGGTTTCAAAGGTAAATACTAATAATATTCAAGATGTTAAACCAATAAATGAGATTAATAAAAAATGGGCAATGAATGACAAGATAATAAATATATTTGTAAAAAATATTGATGAAGACCAAGAATTAAGAAAAAAATATGCTACTATATTAATAATGATATTAGCGATTGAATTAATTGCACTTATAACAATATTTGTGCTTAAAGGACTGAATATATTAAATTACTCCGATACAACATTTAATATATTTATAACAGGTGGAATAGCAGAAGTGTTTGTTCTTGTAAGAATAATTGTAAAATATTTATTTAAAGATAACCTTACAAATGCTTTAAATATTATACTAGAAAACAACAATCCCTCAAGAAGCTATGTCTGTCTCTTATACACATCTCCGAGCCCACGAGACCCTAAGACATCTCGTAT